CGAGACGGTATGAGAAGGAGAAGAAATGATAACAGTGATATTAGGCATAATTGATTTTTGTATGTTAGCGATTTTGGTCGCAAGTTTTACACATCCGTTTACTTTTATCATATTGATGATTATTTTGGCGTGGGTATGTAAGGAGTGTAAGAAACATGAGTAGATGGCAACCCTACAACCCCAACCCCCACCACAGCCGAACCGGGGATTGCCCTGTCCGGGCTATCTGCAAGGCCATAGACAAAGATTGGGAATATGTGTATGTTGGCCTATCCCTCTACGGCTTTATGGGGGCCGACATGCCCTCTGCAAATCATATTTGGGGAGAATATTTGGAGCGGCGTGGATTTGCAAGGCGCCTCCCGGAAAGAAAGTACACAATCGAAGAATTCTGTAAGGACCATCCAATAGGCGTATATGTTTTGGGCTGCGATGGCCATGTAGTCACGGCGGTGGACGGAATATATTATGATTCCTGGGATAGCGGCGGAGAAATCCCTATTTACTATTGGGAAAAAATTTGATATGATAGGCGGTAAGAATATGACATGTGAACATTGTATGTTGGAACAGCGCGTCGCCGAGCTGGAAAAGGACATGGAGCGTAACAGTATCCAGCATGGAGAGTTTTATAAGCGCTTTGGCCAGCTTGAAAATTTTGAAGCCCGCACCGATGAAAAGTATAATAATATCATGCGGAAGATCGAAGAAATGAGTAAAGTGCTGGAAGAATTAAAGGCCGCGCCAGGAAGGAACTGGAACAGCGCAGTAACATCTGCAATAGCTGCCATTATTGGCGCGGTTGTTGGATATTTGTTGAATGGAGGATTTTGAGATGGATGAGCTAGAAGAAAAAATTGCCGAGCAGCATGAGAATTTAGCGTCAGAGCTTTTGCACGAAGTGAAAGCGGTAATCAAACTGCAGTGGCAACTAACATATATCATATATATCAATGGAGCCAGTTTGATACTGTGGTTGTTGACAGCGGAGCGGGCGATGGAAACGCCAATTATGTCGGCGGAGACAATGCAGGAGGAATTTTTAATGGCGAAAGTAGCAGCGCGGAAACGCAAGAAATCCAGCAAGAAGAAATCAAAGGGGACCAGAATTAAGCAGAAATAGAGGTGCTTGATTGAGAATACCTGATTTTGTCGGTGCAGAGATAGAATATATTAAGAGAAACGCAAATCTGACACCGCGAGAGGAATGTTTGTTTGATTTGAGAAATAAAGAGGTTCCATTGGAAGAATGCTCGGAACGCATGAATTGCAGCCTTTCCACGGTGAACCGGATCAATAAAAATATGAAAAGAAAAATATTGAGAGTTTTGTGACACTTTAGAGAGATTATTCTGGCGCATATCTGAAATGGTATGCGCCTTATTTTTATGCGAAAATATAGACAGAAAAAAGAATGGAGGAGCAGATATGCCGCAGCCTTTTGTAAATCCCAATTATTATAGTCAATATTATCAGACAGCCATGCCGCAGGTACAACCTCCTATGGATCGTTTGGCGCAGTTACAGGCACAGCAATACCAATTGCCACAAATACAACAGGCAGCACATCCTCCCCAGACTAATCAAGGGCTTTTATGGGTGCAGGGGGAGGCAGCAGCACGTTCTTACCTGGTAGCGCCGAACACGACGGTTCTTCTGATGGACAGTGAGAGCCAAGTTTTTTACCTAAAATCAACGGATAGCTCTGGTATGCCGCTTCCATTAAGGATATTTGATTATAAAGAAAGAAATGCTCAACAGAATATGCCGCAGGGGGCGCCACGAGCCGCGCAGAGCATTCCGGAAGACTTAGACAATAAATATGTCACTCGGAAAGAATATGACGCTTTACAGGACAAATACGCAGAGATAATGAACAAGTTGGACAGCTTTCATGCTTCTACTTTGGTTCCCGAGGATACCAGAAAGCCAGCGGCGGCAACAAATAAATCAAGAGTTAAGGGAGGAGATGCTAATGAGTAATCCTATTTTTCAGGCAATGGGCGCCAATATAGGAAATGCGGGCGCAGGGGGGCCGTTCCGCATGATTCAGCAGTTTATAGAATTTGCAAACGGATTCAAGGGAAATCCGCAGGAGGAAGTACAAAAACTGCTTAATTCTGGTCAAATGACCCAGGAACAGTACAATGTCCTGCAAGGACAGGCAACACAGTTTCGGCAGCTCCTGGGAAAATTCCCCGGGTCAAATGGTAAATGATACAAAAATCTGCGCAGATTTAGTATAAATAAAATTTTTCGGAGGTAATTATGATGGATTCGGGTGGAATACCTATGACTATGCCTGTTCAGCCTGCAAACACCGGCAATAATGGCGGAGGCTTCGGCTGGGGCGGCGATGGCGCGTGGTTTTTAATTATCCTGTTTCTTTTCGCTTTCTGCGGTTGGGGAAATGGAGGCTTCGGCGGTTACGGCGGAGGCGGTGCAAATAATCCTGGATTCCAGGGATACGCAACCCGCGCCGACATCAATGATGGCTTCGCCATGAACAATCTGCAGAGCGGCATCAATGCAATTCAGCAGGGTATCTGTGACGCTACATATGCACTGACAAACGCGGTCAATGGCGGGTTTAGCAATATGCAGTTGCTGATCTCTAACCTTGGCGCACAGCTTGCACAGTGCTGTTGCGATATTCGAGCATCTATCCAGGATGTGCGGTACGAAATGGCAAAGAGTACATGCGACATTACAAATCAAATGAGCATGCACACTCGTGACGTTATTGATAATCAGAACAACGGGTTCCGGTCTATTCTTGATTATCTGTGTCAGGAAAAGATTGATGCAAAGAACGAGAAGATTGCAGAGCAGGCGGCCCAGATTCAGGCGTTGCAGTTGCAGGCAAGCCAGGCGGCGCAGAATGCTGTTTTTGCTGCCAGCCAGGAAGCCCAGACCGCAGAACTTATCCGTAGACTTGGCAGAGACTACCCGGTCAATGCGGTTGTAGTGCAGCCCAACACTCCTGTGACATTCCCGACAAATGGATGTGGTCAGTTTAATGGAGTGTGGGGTAACGGTTGCGGAAACGCCTGTGCCCCCTGTGGGTGCTAAAATTTCATATCGGAGTATCTTTCCCATAACGGGAATGTTCGGCGGATAGTCGTTATTACGCAGGAAGGCAGGTTTGCTTCGTGCGGCCTGTCTTTTTGCGATATGAGAGGAGAAAATGATGATTGAATTGACTGGAACGATCCAGACCGTAGCGCCTGGACAGGACGTGCTTTTTAACAACAAGGCCGTGAAAAGCGGTTGTGCAGAACAGTGGAGAGACGGAAGTGGGCAGGTAGTCCTTACCCAGCCTGGAAGATATCTTGTGACCTTCTCCGGGAATATCGCAGTACCGGCCGGAGGGACGGCGGGAGAGGTTTCTCTTGGACTCGCACTGCAGGGAGAGGCTATGTATGGATCCATTATGCGTGCAACTCCGGGAGCAACAGACGCATTTTTTAATGTTTCCACGCAGCACTATGCAGATGTGCCACGGAGCTGTTGCGGCGGCGCGTGCTGCCAGACCATAACTGTCCAGAATACCGGAACAGCGGCTGTAAGCGTCGATAACGCAAACATTATGGCTGTCCGGGTAGCATAAGGAGGTGCGGGACTTGGGAATGAAGGAAAGAGAAAAAGAAAGACTTTGTGAGCGCCTTGAAATCGAGACCGGAAAGATTCTGGACAAAGCGGAGCGATCCGAATTGACGACTGGAGGCCTGGATAGCCTTTTTAAAATCATCGACATCATGAAGGATCTGGAAAACATGAAGTACTGGGATAAGAAGTGTGAATATTATGACGCTGTTCTTGATGAGATGCAGGGCGGTTACAGCGAACGTGGATATTCTAATGAGGGCGGAAACTACAGTGAGCGCCGGGACGGCCGCGATCGATATAGCCGTGCAAATGGCCGCATGATGCAGGACTACGGCCAGAATTCTTCGTATGCGAATCGCGGTCAGCATTATGTGAGAGGACACTACAGCCGTGCGGACGGCCGGGATCCTTATGATGATTATATGTCTGATAAACAGTCATACCGATCCGGTGGAAAAACAGAGGACTGCAAAAAGCGTATGATTGAGGCACTTGAGGATCACATGGAAATGTTGACACAGGAGTTAGGAGAAATGTCAAAAGATGCAGACTGCAGGGAGGAACGGGAGACCATTAAGCGGTATGTGGACAAATTACGAAATATGATGTGATGAAAGGGCGGCGGGGAAACCTGCCGCTTTGGCCTTATATGTGTCACCACTTTATTCTTTAATTTATGATAAAATATAATTGCACAAAGCATTGAGAATTAGGCGCGGCATAAGGCAAGACCAAACGGCACTGAATGTAAACATAGACAGGAACAAATGTGAAGCGCTTCCTGCGGTATCAATGCTTTTAAAAGGAGAATGATATGGTAAAAGACAACTGGGTATATTGCCCAATCTGCCACAATAAAACCCGAACGAAAATCAGATCGGATACCGTTGCAGTAAGATTTCCGGTGTTCTGCCCGATCTGTAAAAATAACTTTGTAATGGATTTTAAAAAAGGGGAAGCGCGTCTTTCTGATGCGCCTGAATTAAAAATATAAGTAGAGCCAGACGCTTGACGCAGAGCCAGACATACCACAGAAATGCGGCGTGCCTGGCTTTTTCTATATTCTGACCTTCTTTCTTAGTGACACACAGCCTTAGCGGAAGGTTTAAAATGCGGTTCAATTCCGTCTGTGTGTCAGTTGCCGGTTCGCTCCCGGCTGATGTGGGCGTAGCGCAAATCCCCATGGAGAATGACAATGGACGCTGAAAACTGCAACCTTCAGGGATGTGTGATGATCTAAGCGTCAAGCGCACGTTGTCCTATGTGGATTGCCACTCTACATATGCACAGTGCAGGTCGCCGGGGTCGCTCCCTGCAAGGTTCAAGTCCTTGGCTGTGTCCGCAGGCGGAGCGGTTGGGGTATACACCAAGAATCCGCAATACGGCCCATTAGCTCGAAGGTCGAGCGGCTGGCTCATAACCGGCCGGCCCAGGTTCGATTCCTGGATGGGCTACCACAGAAATTCGGGAGTGAATAAAATGTCTCTTGAAATTGTCCCAATGACGTTGAAAGAAGCAAACGCATTTGTAGAACAGAACCACCGTCACCACGGGAAGGTTGTGGGCCACAAGTTTTCCATTGGACTTTCCAACGGGGAAGAAATTGTGGGCGTTGCCATTGTTGGGCGACCGGTAGGACGCTATGAGGATGATGGATGGACGCTCCGGAGGTTGACTTATATCCTGCGCAGATGAAAATCAAATTTGAAATGAGAGCATGAAATATGCCACCCACCAGGGCGATACCGGGCGGTGGTGCCAGAAACGCGGCTCTGGGAGGAATTTTTATGACAATGAAAGAACTGACAAAAGAATATAAGATTGCGTGCAGTATCCGGCACAATACCCAAAGTACCTCTATGAAAGGTGGCAGTCAAATGAACGAGCTGAAAATATTTGAGAATCCCCAATTTGGTGAAATCCGTGTCATCGAGCAGGGCGGTGAGCCGTGGTTCGTGGCGGCTGATGTGTGCAGGGCAGTGGAACTTGCAAACACAACTATAACACTATACCGCTTGGATGATGACGAACGGTCTAAGTTCAACTTAGGTCGTCAGGGCGACACTTGGTGTGTGAACGAGCCTGGCCTTTACTCCCTGGTGCTTGGGAGCCGCAAGCCGGAGGCGAAAGACTTTAAGCGGTGGATTACCCATGATGTTATTCCTTCCATCCGGCGCACCGGCGGCTACATATCTGGACAGGAAGAGATGTCGGCGGAGGAGCTGATGGCCCGTGCGCTCACTGTAGCGCAGAAGGTGCTGGCAGATCGGGAGGCGAGACTGTCCGCTTTGACCGTCCAAAACCAGATCATGCAGCCCAAAGCGGACTACTTCGACGAACTGGTAGAGCGGAACACGCTGACCAACTTCCGGGAGACCGCGAAGGAAATCGGGGCGAAGCCGAGAGCGCTTGTGAAGTTCCTGCTGGAGAAAAAGTACATCTACCGAGACCGGCGAGGGAAGCTGATGCCATATCAGGCCTATGTGGATGGCGGGCTGTTTGAAATGAAGGAGTGCTTCAATGACAAAACCAGCTGGAGCGGTACGCAGACGCTGGTCACGCCCAAGGGCCGGGAGACGTTCCGACTTCTGTTTAACTGATTATATTTGAATATTGGCTGACCGAGGATGGGCTGACGCTGCTGGAGGGATGGGCCAGGGAAGGCCTGACCGATGAACAGATTGCCAAGAATATGGGAGTCAATCCTGCAACACTGTATCGATATAAGCAGAACCATAGCGAGATTTGTGAGGCCCTAAAAAAGGGGAAAGAGGTTGTTGATTTTGAGGTGGAAAATGCTCTGCTGAAATCTGCTATTGCTGGAAACACCACCGCTCAAATATTTTGGCTAAAGAACAGGAGACCTGACAGATGGCGAGATAAACCGCCGGAAGTTAGTGGAGCTGGATTAGAGGCGGATGATGATGGATTAAGCAGGAGCCTTCGGGAACTGGCAAAGGTGCTGAAAAGTGATTGATCTTAATACAGTAGAAAAAAAGGGTATTTTTAGTAGGCAACAACTGAAGATTATGAGCTTCCAATACACGGACTACGACGCCTTGATTTGTGATGGAGCAGTTCGATCTGGAAAGACATCTATCATGGCATGGTCATATGTTGAATGGGCTATGCGTGAGTTCAACGAAAAAAGGTTTGGAATCTGTGGGAAAACCGTAGAAAGCGCAACAAAAAACATAATAATTCCGTTCATATCCATGCACTTATCAAAACAAACATACAAACTTATTTGGAGAAAATCAGAAAAAGTTTTAGAGGTGCAAAAAGGAAAACACAAAAATTACTTTGAAGTATTTGGAGGGAAAGATGAAAGCTCCTTTGCCTTGATACAGGGCAGGACATTGGCCGGAGTTATGCTGGATGAGGTTGCGCTCATGCCACGGTCATTTGTGGAACAGGCCATAGCCCGGTGCAGCGTCGAGGGGAATAAGCTGTGGTTTTCCTGCAACCCAAAAGGACCCAAGCACTGGTTTTACCAGGAATGGATACTGAAAAAGGAAGAACACAACGCCCTGCGTCTCCACTTTGAAATGACGGACAACCCGTCCCTCAGCAAAAAGACGCTGGAGCAGTACCGGAGCCGGTTTACCGGGATTTTCTACGACTGGTATGTGCGGGGGCTGTGGGTAGACCCTACCGGGCTTGTCTACCCGAATTTCAAGGAGAAGGAGCATACCACAGACAAGACCCCCTGGCTGGACGGGAACGGCACCACAAGGCCCGGAACGTTGTATTACATATCTGTGGACTACGGAAC